GGCTGGAGCCTGTGCCGGTGGCGACATAGTCAGCCATGATCCGGCCAAGACGCTCGCCGAGCAGGTCACCAATGTAGGTTTCCAAGTCAACAGCGTTGTCATCCAAGAGCTGCCAAGATACCTTCAAAGCCTTGCTACTCATGGTGTAGGCACCAAGAGAGATCTGGCCGAATGAGGTATCGGCTACGGTCAGTGCTCCATCTTCGGCCAACAGCACACCTTTGGTGCCGGTGTCGTCGTTGGTTGGCATGGTCATCGGCTCGCCAGACTCGGTGCGCAGCACCTGAGCGTATTCGCGCAGCGGGTTGAAGTAGAGCAGCGCCTTCTCAATGCGCTCGACCAAAACAGTCGGCACGTTATAACCGCCGAGGCTGCCGGTGCCAGCTACCTGGGTGGCTGTGCCGCGCTCTTCCAACTCACGCCTGCTGCGAGGCGCGGTATCAAACAGGCGAACATTGAAATCCCGGCTACGCAGGCTAACACCAACGCGCTCGGCAGCGGCTCGGTGCGCATCAGTTGCCCGGCCATTGCCTTCCAAGAACCAGCCACGCATGGCCAGTTTGCGATCATTGTGATAGTTTTTGTCTGCGACATCCTTCACGATGTAAGGCGTGTTCAATGGCATGGGTTTGCTCCTGCGGGTGGTCTGGGATTCCAACTTTTCCAATAGGCTGGCGCAACGCGCACCAACCAAATCCAATGTTCTTTCAGCCTCGGCAGCCTTGTCAGCGCCGGCCATCTCCTCTTCTGGCACAAAGTTCATGGCCTCTTCGATGGCGGCCACCCGCGCATCAAGATCGGCAACGCCTTGGACTAGTGCGTCCATGGCGGCTTGTTCTTCTGGTGTTAGCGCGCGAATTTGCTCAATCAGCGCGGCTCGCTCGTCAATCAACTTTTTCAATTCGGCAACCTTTTCCATGTGAATCTCCTTTGAGTCAGAAAATAAAACACTGGCAGCACGATAGCCGTGCGATGCAAGCCATCGCGCGCGCCTGATTTCAAACTCCACATGTCGCAGGCCGCGCAAGGCAACAGTGGTATCCGGGTAAGCAGGTATCGAAACAACCGATACCTCATGTAGATCTATGCTGTTTAGCGTTCTCAGTGCGTTGCCGTCTTCGTCCTTGTCCCAAGTGTCGCCACCGGGTGGCACAAGAAAGCCAAATGACATTTGGTTCACGACGCCAGAGCGCACCAACTGGCGCAGGTCGTCGGCGTAGCTCACGCCTTCAGGCAGTTCGATCTCGACACGCAAACCGCGCTTGTCGCTGGAAACCTTGAGAGAACCGTTGGTTGTCCTGGCTAATGGCTGGCTGGTGTTGTGGTCCCAAAGCGCTCGGATGTCGGCGTTGCTTTCGAGTGACTTGTCGAATGCGCCAGGTGAAATCTTTTCCCTGAATCCGCCCAGGTCTTCGCTGAGAGCTGGCGCGTAAACTGCGGCATAGCCGACCAGCTTGCTACCCTCCTGCTCAAGTCTGCTAGTTCGTTTTTCGAGCATTGCCGCCTCCTCGTTTGCGTTTTGATGTGTCCCCGACACTGGCTGGGTTAGGGCTAGCGCTGGGCGAAAGCGCGGGGACCAGTGCCGGGGTGGCTGATGGCGCTGAAGGGCCGTTTGGCGCACTCAGCGGTTGCATGTTGAGCGGTTGCAGATACTGGTCGCCACCCTCGATTGGCGGCAGGTTTTCACGCTCGCGTATCTCGTTGGTTGATAGAATGCCCCAGTTCTTCGCAACCGCATAGACTTCGTAACGAGTCTTAATATCAGCTCTGAGCAAGCCTTCGATTAGGTGCTCAAAATAGTATTCCCTGCGCTCGACTGTGTTGAGCAGTTTGATCTGCAGTTCTTGCTCAAGGCGAATTAGCCAGGGGCGAAGTGTCTCGGTGTAAAACGCTTGGTTCTCAGCCTCGATGCTTGAGTAGGTCTGGCCGGTGTTGTCCCGCAATTTGCTCGATGGACAGTTGAACCACCTAGCCACCTCGGCAACTTGGAACTGTCGAGTCTGCAAAAACTGCGCATCGTCTGGCGGCACACCAAGCGCCTGCCATTTCATGCCTTCTTCGAGGATTGCAATGCGGTGCGCATTATCTAAGCCGCTATGCAGGCGCTCGTAGTCGCCACGCAAGCGCTGCCGTGCGTCATCGCTTAATCTGCCTGGGTGTTCCAACACGCCTGATGGCCTAGCACCTGTTCCAAACAGCTTGGCACCAAATTTCTCGGCAGCCAATGTCAGGCCAAGGCTCTCACGAGCAGTGCGAACCACGCTGTATCCCATCACGCCATCACCACCGAGGCCGCGTAAATGAATGACATTGGCACCAGCCAGAGTGACATGGCCGCCTTGCGGTTGGCGCACTTTGTAGTAGATGTTGCCATCGACCTCGCGGTAAGGCTCGACGCGCTCTGGTGCAAGTAGCCACAGCGCCACTGGCACGCCATCGCTAGCTCTGCGCTCAATCTCGGCGTAGCCATTGCCGTAGGTCAAAGCATGAGCAAACAGGCTTTCCCTGAACACGAGCGAACCAATGCCTGGGCAAGGCTCATCGTGCAGCAAACCATAGAGCGGGTGCTCGCTGGCTCGGGTGCGGGTGGCTCCATCTCGGCGGTAGGTGATTAGCGGCAGGCTGGCAGCGCCTTCAGAAATCACGCGCACTGCAGCCCACACAGTGGCGCAACTGAGTGCGCTTGCCTCATCGACACGCACTCCAGACTCAGTGTTCCTACCGCCTAACAAATCTATCAAGGCAGGGTTATTGAGCACCGCAGCGGGTGATATGCGCTTCTGCAATCCGAATATGCGCTGAATGAAATTAGCCATAAAGCTAATCATTCAAACTGCTGACACGATCACCGCCAAACGCAGATAGCCCACTGGTGGTAAACAGCACCGAGCCTGTCTACCTCATGCCATGATTTCATCCAGGTGCGTCTGCCAGATCGGCAAGGCCCCTCGGTGCTGCACTGATAGTGGATGGTTGAAGTGTCTATTTTGGCAACAACCACATAGTGACCGATGCCGTGCGCTGGCGTAGTCAGGCAAATGATGGCGCGGTCTGTTTCGGTGAATGCTTTCAGGTCGTCCCATTCCATACTGCCTGCCAGCACATGGCAGCCAATTGAGCGGAAAAACGCCTCGATGCTGCGCGGGTCGGTGCCGTCTAGGCTGGTGCAGTTTAGGATTTGGAAATGGCTGGCCTTGGGTCTGCGCTTGATGTGGCGTAGCACTACCTGCACGGCAACCAGACCGCAGTCATGATCACCAGACTGCCGTAGGTCAGGCAGTGAGATCACAGCATTCCCAGCCCGCGTCCCTCGTAGACGCTGGTGCCGGTCACCTCGCCTAGCTGTGCCCTGGCTATTGCCATCACGCCTGCCACGCAGAGGTCAATCTTCTCGGTGCTTTTCGATTTGCTCGGCTTGATGTTGCCTGCGCTGTCGCTCTCGATCACCGCATTGCCCCAGCACCATCGCTGCACCGGGTGGCCATCGTGCCACAGTCTTCCCTGCAAAACCAGAGACTCGGCAGCTTTAGCCGCTGGTGACATCGAGGCGTAGCCTTGGCCAAATGCTACAACGCTCAGGCCTTCCTGCTGCAGCTCCTGCGCTAGTTGCGCTGCGTTCCAGCGGTCGATGGCTATCTCCCGAATGCGGTACTCGCTGGCCAGTGCCATGATTTGCGCTTTGATTTCGCTGTAATCAATGACCTCGCCTTCGATAAGCGTTAGATGGCCTTTGGCTGCCCACTGGTCGTAGCGCTGTTTGTTCCTGCGTTCGCGCTCTTTTACTGCGCCAGTTGGCGCCCAGGCAAACGGCTTCAGAATGATTTTGTCGTCAAATGGAAACGCCAGCACCAAGGCGCTCAGATCTTGCGTGCTGCTGAGGTCTAGCCCAGCCCAGCACGCTCTGCCTTTCAGGTCTGGCAATGGTGCGGCGCAGGCATCAAACCGCTCCATGTTCAACCACCTTGTGCTGCTCTGCGTCCATTGGTTTAGATGCAGTCTGCGGAATGACTGTTCTTCTGCTGGCGATGCCATTGCCTCATTGACCTTTTGCCTGAAGTAATCCGGCTTAACGGATACGCCATAGCCGGGATTGGCCGCCTTCCATGTGGCCTCGATGCGCCAGTCCGCCTCTGGTGGTGCCTCATAGATGACAGGCAGCATCGTCTCATCAAGCTCTTGGCCGGCAGTCCTTGCATCGGCTACAGCTTTGCCTCTGCTGTAGATCTCATGCCATAGGCTCTCGCGGTCGTAGCCTGCTGTGGAAATCATGATGACGCTAGGCTGCCTGCGTGCCAGCACCGAGGTAGTCAGCGCCTCGTATAGCTCACGGTCTGGCCAGACGTGTAGCTCGTCCATCACCACTGCCGAGCAGTTCAGGCCGTGCTGCAGCTTGCCATCAGCGGCAATGCAGCGCAAGAAACCGCCGGACTTTTTCACGATCTCGCGGCGCAACACCGTGCATCGAGAAGCCAGAGTCGGACAGCTTTGAACCATGGCGGCGGCTGTATCAAAGACAATGGCC